GCGCCTGCTCGACCTGGGCGAGATCTTCCTGTCCGAGCGCGGCGTCAAGACGCGCAACCTCAATGACAACCAGCTCGCCGAGCGCCTCCTCGCGAGCGGGAGCGACTTCCCGTTCCTGCTCGCCGAAGCCGCGGGCAAGATCCTGCTCACCCCGTTCGAGTCCCGGCCCTCGCCGTGGAAGTCGTTCGCCCGCGAGCGGAACGTGCCCGACTTCAAGACGATCAAGCTCCTGCGTCGGTCGTCGGCGCCGAAGCTGAAGGAGATCAAGGAGGATGGCGAGATCAAGTTCGGCGGCTTCGGCGAGCGCCAGGAAGAGGCCGAGCTCAAGACCTACGGCATCGGGGTCCGCTTCACCCGCAAACTCCTCATCAACGATGACCTGGGCGCCTTCGCGACGGCCGTGCTCGGCCTTGGTGACAGCGTCGTCGACAACCGCGACGACATCATGGTCGGCATCATCACCTCGAACCCGGTGATGGCCGACGGCTTCTCGCTCTTCTCGGCTGAGCACAGGAACATCGTCACGCCGACCGGTGTGGGTCTCACCACCATCGAGGCCGCCGAGGAGCTGCTGTCGGCGCAGACCGAGACGCTCAAAGATGGCAGCACCAAGCGGCTGAACATGGACCTCACCGGCTGGTTCGGAGCCCGCAAAGATGCGGTCGCCATCGACAAGATCACCAACCCGCGCTTCGCGCCCACCGAGGCGGGCGAGGCTGTCGGCTCGATGTCGCTTGGCAAGCCCGTCTTCTGGGACAATCGCCTCAGCCTGACGCCCCGCTACTACTACGGCATGGACGTCGCCCGGACGGGTCTCATCTACGGCGGCCTCGAAGGCGACAGCGCCCCGCGCTTCTCGGACGCGATCGAGTTCGACACCGACGGCGTCAAGATGAAGGTGGTCGACGACTTCTACGGCGGCCTCGAGTCGTATGAGTGGATCGTCCGCGTCACGGCCTGACAGACCCGATCATCTCGAAAATCGAGACAATGCCGCGATAGCGGCGGG